TTCAGGAGCAAACCTTACAGGTATCGAAGGAATTCCTACAGCTACTATTGTGCCGTGGTCTTCTGCTTCAGTGCCAACAGGTTTCTTAGAGTGTAATGGTCAAGCAGTTTCAAGATCAACTTATGCTGCATTATTTGCAATCGTAGGTACTACTTATGGTGCAGGTGATGGTTCATCAACTTTTCTTGTACCTGATTTAGGTGATAACGTACCGGTTGGAAAATCTAATAACAAAGCTTTAGCATCAACTGGTGGAGCAAATACTGTAGCCGCAACTGGAAACGTTGGTGGTTCAACAGCCAATGCAACTTTAACAACTGCACAACTTGCTTCTCACCAACACAGTGAAACAGCATCTAAAGCGCCTTCACCACCAATGTCTAGAAGTAATAGTAATACAGGACCAGGTTTTAACTCAACTACTGTCAACAGAACAACTGGAAACGCAGGTTCTGGTTCAGGTCACTCTCACAATATGAGTGCAACTTTTACCGGTGATTCAACTTCAGTTTTACAACCTTATTTAACAATTATTTATATTATTAAGACGTAGGAGAAAATATGGCAACAAACGCAAATTGGACAATAGTATTCGAAGACAAAGTAATTATAAAACAATCAGGTGATGGAGCTGGAAATGCTTACACTATTGATGATAATGCTTTTTGGGCAACTACAGCTTTTCAAAATATTTGGGCTATTCAATCAGGTACTTCTAATTCTTCTGATGAAGTAGAGCACAGAGACAGTAGTGCACATAATTCTTTAGCTGATGAAGGAATTAATATTCAACAGTTTATAGATAAATGGGATTCAGCTCACTTAGCTAAACTACAAGCTGATTGGGATGATGATAATTTAGTAAATGAAGATGGCAGCTCTGCCGAAACAGCAGAAGATAAAATTGCTAGACTAGGTTCAAGACCTACTTCTTATTCATCATAATATTTATCTGATCGTATGCGTGATCTTTATTAGGTCCATCTTGATCAACGTAATGTAAAAATACTTGAGCCATACCTTCACCTTTATAAATACCTGGACGACCATGTTTTTGTTTACAACCAGCATATATCAATCCATCACCTTCTTCTAATTCTATTTTTTTTCCTTCAATTATTAAAGGCCAATTATCGTATTTTTTTATACAAGCTGTAATAGAAACTTCACAAGCTACTCTATCGGTATGTTGTTTTAAATCCGCACCAAACACATAGTATCTCCAGTATGAATATGTTGGTAAAAGCTTTAGATTTAATTTTTTTTCAATTATTGGTAGTTTTACATATAATAATGCACTTATTAATGGATCGTTATACCAGGCAGGTGAAAATGATTGTATATCTATTACGTAATCCTTATTAGAATCTAGTCTATTATAACAATATTTTTGATAAAGTTTTAATTCATCTATACTAAAAAAATTTTTTATTAATTTATAATTTACTCGAGCCATGCAACTATACTATATCTCGTGCCTTTCGTAATGGGTTCTATACTATGAGGATACATAAAATTACTTGGAAAAAATACAATAGAACCTGCGCTTAATTTAAATCTTTTTATTTCTTTTTCTTTCTGATCTGTGAATATTAAATCTCCACCTTTGTAATTATCATTTAAATTTATTATAATACTAAGTTGCCTAGCTGCTTTAGTATATTGATCACTGTGTATTTCATATTTTCCACCTGGACCATATTTTAATAAATCTATTTGATTAATTTTATCGCTAAACATTTTAGGAAACTTTGCTTTATAATAAACATATAATTTTGCTATTTCTGTTTGTATTAAATTCCAATAAAATAGATTTGTAGGAGTTTCTAAATCTAAACTATACCCAACTACATTTCTTTTACGTAAATTCACACCACCCTTAGTTTCTAAATTATCTTTAGCTTTTTTATTTATTAAAGGTATTATTTTATTTATGAATTCAGAGGAAACTAAATTTTTTAATTCAACAACTGCCTCTAAATGTTCCATTTTATCTTACCATCATCCATGATGTTAAAATATATTTTTCCCCTGACAAAGGAGAATTACCTCTATGAACATAGGGAAAACCTGCAGGCCAAATAACTATTCTACCTGTTTTAGGTTTTACTCTTTTTGAAAAATGTAAAAATTCTGTTTCTCCACCCTCCTCTACATCATTTAAATATATAGAAAAAACAAAAGCACGGGGTTCATTTTCGTAACCTTTGTTATGTTCTATATGCCAAACATGATACCCTTCTGTGGGTAAAGTTTTTTGTATTTTCATTTCTGTAAAATGAAAAGGAACTCCGTAAGCATCAGAGGCCCCTGTATGTTGTGTATAATGATTCCAGGCTATATCAAAATTAAGCATCATGGATTTTAGTTCTTCCCACCAAACATCAATATTATGAGGTGCTGCAAAATATTGTTGATCTTGTTTTTGTAATATAGATGCTTTTTCAAAACCTATTCTATTTATTGTATTATTAAATTTATTTTGATCTTCATATAATTTAATTGCTTTATTACATTCTTCTTTAGTAATGTAATTATCATATACGCCGATAAAATTATTTATGTTGACTGTTTTTTCTATCATTTTTTAACTAAAATATTACAGGTTATTCTTTGCCAATTATATGTTTCTGATATAGGTGCTTCACCTTGATGATATTCATTAGAGTCAAATATTACCGCACTTCCCGGTTTAAATTTAAACTCTTCACCATCAATATAAAAAGATCCCCTCCAATCTGGTTGCCATATTGGAGTTATAAAAATTACAATTGATTTAAATTCGGTGTTAGAATCATCGGTATCAGTGTGCAACCAATGTTGAGTTTTTTTCCCATTATGAGTACAATTAAACCACATTCGGTCTAACTGTGTGGGGATACCTACATTTTTTTCTTTTAATAATTTAGCTATTCTAAAAACAACAGATTCCCCCCATAAATTAAAAGCGTAATTTTGTGGAGGTAGATTACTTTCTTTTATTTGTAAAACAGGACCAAAAACAGGTAATCTAGATCCATAATCTACATAATTATCAGATTGAGCATTCATTCTCCAATTAGGAGAAGAAATTATTTTAGCATAAATATGAAATAATTCTTTTTCTGAAAATATGTTATCTAATAATATTGTTTTCATAATTTATAATCTAAGAAGTAATAATTTTTTATATATTGTTTTTGTTGTTCTTTTAAATTTACATCATGTTTATAGTTGTTATTTTCTGTAAACATTTTTAATTCTTGTTCTGAAAGGTTTTTAAATTTAAGATTAAAATTTTTCATTAACCATTTATGAAATTTTTGATTAAACCCCTTTTCAAATTTCCAAATTTTAGTGTCATATTCTAAAAAATTTATCTGAGGTTCAAACCAATTACTATTAATTTTTTCACGTCTTAAATTATTAACTGTATTAAAAAAATTTATTTCATTTTTAAACATATAGGTAATTAAATTGTTATTAATTTTATTAAAATTTTTTAAACAAGATATAAATCTTTCTACGGGATCCCTTACAATTGTAAATGTTTTAAACATTTTTGATGATGGAAAAAAAGAATTATTTTCAAACATATTTAAATGAGGAACTTCACACTCTTTATATCTTTGATTTTTACCAAAATCATAATGGCAACAATTATTGTTTTTTTGTAAGCCATAGGATAAAAATGTTCCTCCCGTACGAGGTATGTGAAGAAATTGTGTAGTATAGTTAATTATCATATTAAATACTATTATTTTGCGTCTTTCATTCTCTATAAAACTATTATATAACACAATTATGGCCTTAAAAAAAGTAGATTTTGCACCTGGTTTTAATAAACAAAGCGTACCTTCAGCTCTCCCTGGACAATGGGTAGATGGTGACTTTGTACGTTTTAGGTATACCGCGCCTGAAAAAATAGGTGGTTGGGAACAATTGACCGCTGCATCTAAAACATTACCGGGCGCTGCTAGAGCTCAATTAACTTGGACTTCATTAGCAGGTGAGAAATATGCAGCCATAGGAACCTCTCAAGGTTTGTTTTTATATTATGGTAATGATTTTTTTGACATTACTCCATTAGATACAGCTATTACAGGATGCACTATAACAACAGTTAATGGTTCAAATACTGTAACTATAAATAAAGGATCTCATGGTTTAGCCAAAGGAAGATATGTGACTTTGTCAGGTGTAACTGTTACAGGTGATTCAGATTATACAGCGGCAGAATTAGAAGTAGCTTATGAAATTTTAACAGTTGCAACAGTAGATAAGTTTACAGTTCAAGCTGTAAGAGCTGAAGGAGGCTCAGGTATGACTGCAGCTGGTGCTGCAACTGTTAATCCTTATGTTGAAGTAGGTCCTACTTTTCAAACTGCAGGTTATGGTTGGGGTACAGATTTATGGGGATCTAGCACATGGGGAACTGAAAGTGCAACTAGTGATGTAATTTTAGATCCAGGAAATTGGAGTTTAGATAATTTTGGTCAAGTATTAGTTGCAACTATATTTAATGGTAAAACTTTTACTTGGAATGCGGGAGCATCAGGAGCTCGAGGTATTCGAGCCTCATTAACTACATCAGGTTTTGCAACAAGTAACAATCCTACAGCTAGCAGATTTACATTAGTCTCAGATCGAGATAGACATTTGTTTCATTTTGGAACTGAAACAACTATTGGAGATACAACAACTCAAGATCCCATGTTTGTAAGATTTTCTAATCAAGAAGATTTAAATACTTATTTACCAACTGCTACTAACACTGCGGGTACATTTAGATTAGATACCGGTAATGAGATTAGGGCAGCTTTACAAGGTAAAGATTATGTTTTTGTTTTAACCGATAACGCTGCCTATGTAATTCAATTTGTTGGTCCACCTTTTACTTTTAGTGTTAGACAAGTGGGCACTAACTGTGGATGTATTGGTCAACATGCAGCTTCTTATGTTAATGGCGCTATATATTGGATGTCTAATGAAGGTGGTTTTTTTATGTATGATGGTACTGTAAAAGCCTTACCTTGTTTAGTAGAAGACTTTGTGTTTACAGTTCAGAATGGAAATTTAGGTCTTAATTTCAATTCATCTGATGTAATTTTTTCTTCACCAAATTCTTTATATACTGAAGTAAATTGGTTTTATCCTAAATCAGGATCTGATCAAATTGATCGATGTGTGACTTACAATTATCAAGAAAATGTTTGGACTACTTCATCATTAGATAGAACTACTTACGCTGATCAAGGTGTTTTTGTTAAACCTTATGCAACGGATTATGAATCTACAACCACTCCAGTGTTTCCAGATATACTAGGTATTACCAATTTATACGGAGCATCTATATACTACGCTCATGAAGTAGGAAATGATCAGGTTAATAGTTCAGGCAGAAGCTCAATTAATGCTTTTATTAGATCTGGAGATTTTGATATTGATGATGGTGAATTATTTATGTCTATGAGAAGATTTATGCCTGACTATAAATTCTTAGTGGGCAACTCTAAAGTAACGTTATTTATATCAGATTATCCTTCTGACGTTCAATCGGGTTCACCTTTAGGTCCCTTTACAATAACAACCACTACTGATAAAGTAGATACTAGAGCGAGAGGAAGACTACTATCTTTAAAAATAGAAAATGATGCTGCAGGTGAAACTTGGCGTTATGGTAGTTTTAGAATGGATGCTCAACCAGACGGAAGGAGATAACATGCCACTTACTACAAAAGGTAAAAAAATAATGAAATCTATGAAAGACAGATACGGTAAGAAAAAAGGTAAAACTGTATTTTATGCTTCAAAGAATAAAGGCAAAATAAAAGGTGTAGATAAAACTAGAAAATAATGGCTAAACTAACTAACTATATACCTGAACCAAAACAAGAATATGACGTAGAAAATCAAAGACAAATTATTGAGTCAATGACTACAATGAAACAACAACTTAATTTTTCTTTTCAAGAAGATTTAAAAAATGAACAAGACGCTTTTAATTACTTTTTATCATGACAATACAATATAAAAATGCATCTAAAATATTAGACGGAACGGCTATGACAACTCTTTTAACTATATCCACGTCTGCTATAGCTATTGTAAAATCTGTATATGTATCCAATAACAGCACAGGAGCTGTATTAGTTAATTTAGCCATTATTTTCTAGTTTTATCTACACCTTTTATTTTGCCTTTATTCTTTGAAGCATAGAATACAGTTTTACCTTTTTTCTTACCGTATCTGTCTTTCATAGATTTCATTATTTTTTTACCTTTTGTAGTAAGTGGCATGTTATCTCCTTCCGTCTGGTTGA